AATAAACACATAAACAACACCACGATATACACATCATAAAAGACTGCAAACTCATCCGGCACAATACTCGGCAACGTCAGCTCGATACCCGACCCATCATCTCGCCGCACGACCGGAACCTCGGCTACGAGCTGCGCGATCTCGCGATACTGCTTCGTCCGCGATTCGTCATCCGGCACAACCAACTCCTCGAGCCCGATCAGCCGCTTGATCAGCGCCAGATTCTCCGGATGCGAAAGCGCCGCCTGAATCTGCGGATCCTGCGAGCCCATCATTTGCAGCAGCACCGCGCGCTGCTGCGACCATAGCGTCGGATACTGCTCGTCCGTTTCGGGATAGCTGAAGAGATTGCCCTTGAGATCGGCCAGGCGAATCCATTGCGATTCGAATGCCGATCCCGCTCCTAGCAGTGTTACTTCCACGTCCGTGGGCCGATTTCTGCGGAAGCAATCGACGGCGAGCAGCATCACGTCCGCATGAAAGAATTTCATTCTCCTCCACACCAAGCCGATTCGCCCCATCGCCTGGTCGCGCGCCATCGCGTAACCGGAAGCCGTGTCGTTGTTCGACATCGCGCCGCCGAATAGTGCCGGAAACGCGCCGGTCAGGAACTGCGCGATCGGCCCCATCAAATTCGCCGCGTGTTCAGCCATGTCAGGCGGCACCTCGGCTGCGGCGGGCTGGAAGAATCCCGCGGCAAGCGATTGCCCCGGTTTCGCGCGCGCCGGATAGTGCGACCCCGGCTCGGCCGTTTGGCTCTGCAGCGAATCGAAATCAAGCACCTCGCTATCCGCGTAAATCGGCGGTATGCCGTATTCGTAAGTCTCCATCTGCAGGTTGGAAAGCGTGTTGAAACGTTCCTGCACGCTGATGAGGGAATCGCCCAGTGCCGGCCGGCCGCTCGACCCATCGCCGGGAAGCGCGTGCAATACACGCCAGTGATCGTCCATGCTCTCATTGCGCGACTCGCAATAAACGTCGCCGGCAAACGCCACATACGCGCCGTCGGGAAACAGCTTCAGCAATTCGTCGCGAAGCTCTTTATCATCGAGCCCAAAAAATGCCCAAGGTCTTAGCCACGTCCGTTGAAACGTGATGAGATTGATGTTGTAATCCCCGCCCTCTGTCAGAGGACCGCCCTGCGACTGCGCCAGCCGCGCTAGCCGTTCGTATTCCTGTCCGCCCGAAGCTACAGGAGGGCCAATCTTGTCCGCTGCGTGTGGATAGGCTGCCCGCAACCGCGCCAGGTGTACCTCCATGTTCCACTGAAGGTACGGATACTCATGCATTTCGTTCGCCCAGGGTGGAGTCTTCAGCTCCAGCCCGCCGACGATCGTCATGACTTCCTGCCCGTTCGGAACGCGCAGCCGCGTTTGTCCACTTGGCACCGTGATCGTTTCTACCGCGACGAAATCCTCTTCCGTCAGTAACGCGCCGCACTGCTCGCAGCTGGTGATTCCTGCTGCGCCGCCATCACCGTCGCCCTGGCGAATCGCGGCGCCCTTGTCTGAGGCGTCCGCCTTTGCGTCGGCCGGCCTTTTCGTCTCCCCACCGCACTCCGGGCAAACGTACGTATCTGAACCAATCTTCACCTCACGCGAGCCGATCTCAGATTCGGGATGAAAGCCGAACCGCTGTCCGTCGACGACATACCTCACATACGCCCCAACCTTGCCATCGGTCCAAAGGTGAAAGGCCTCGTCGACGATCAAGTTGCCGATGCGATTGTTTCGCTCGACCAGTTGCGCCACTTCGGTCGCTGCCTTCGCAGCGGCAACATCTTCTTCCGCCTGCGCGGAACTGGGAAAAAATCGCACGCGCGGCACATCCTGAGACAGCACGGACACCAGCGAAAGCCCGAACGCCTGATAAATATTCGTCACAAACTCGTAGCGCGGCATCGAGTCGAGGGATGAGTTGTCCAGCAGCTTCTCCTCGAAGGGCAAATGCCAGTTCTGATCGCGCTCGTTCCACCACAAATACTGGAGCCCGCGCCAGAATTGATGTGCGCGCTTGATCCGGCGAATCTCCTGCCGGCGCGTCGACTCCGACTCGGTGGAAAACTGCAGTACGAGCCGCCGCAGCGCTTCCTGCAGCCGCTCCGGCAAATACTCGTTGTTCGGCCCGTTGCCGTCGCTTGCGGCAGTGGTCGCGTTCAGTTGCGCACCGCTCTTTATTGCCAGAGATGCGCTGCCATTTGCCGATGTTGCGGCTCCTTCCATCGGAACCACGGCTGGATCGCCCTGCGGAACTCTCGTTTGTGTGGACATCAGGTCTCGCTTATCGGCTGTTGCCGTTTTTTGCCAACTCGTTCTTCACAAAATCCGCTAACTGGGCCGGATCGTAAAACACACGCTTTTCCGCCGCTGCATCGGCACTCTCTGCGGCAGATTTTGCCGTTGCTTCGCGATGCAACCGGGCGACAAAGCCCTTCGTTGCGCGCCCGGAATGCGCCGGAATCAACTCCGCCACTTCGATCTCTATGCGCCGCACCGGTTTCGCATCCCCTGCATCCGTTTCGCCGCTCTGGCCGTCACGAGCGTCCGACGACGTGCTCGCAGCATCTTCCGCTTCACGCGCTGCCTCGATCGCGTTGCCCGCAATCGGATTTACGTAATACCCTCGTATAAATGGCATGCCGTCTCCCCCTCTCAAACTGGCCCCGCTCAGCCGTTGGACTTCGTCTCCGGTTCCTTCTTACGCGCAGCCTCAACCTCCAGCGCCTTATTGATCTGTTGCCAGGACCGGCGGCGAAGCGGAGCCGTTGTCTTCGCCGCCGTGTTCGAGGCCGTTGCCGGCACGGAGACCGATGCCGCCTTGGCCCCCTCGCTACCCTGGGTTACCACCGGGGGAATTCCCGCAATACCAAGAATCGAGTTCATCAGCGCGCGGTTTTCCGCTCGAAGCCGTTCCACTTCCGCCTCCAGCGCCTGCACGTATTTGTTCGTTGTCAGCCGCTGCCATAGGTTGCGAAGCCAACTCATCACATTGATTGTCATTGGGGTCCTTGCGCGATTCAGGAGATACGAAAGAGTGTGCTTCTAACGCCGCCGCCTGAGGAAAGACACCGGCATGATTCTGCTTGTCTCTTCGAGCTGCGCCCTTCGCGCCTGAATCGCCCGAACCGTCGGATCCACAGCTGTCACGCGCGAGGCGAGCCGGTGCTCCAGCGGAGCCGTAGCATTGCTTCGCCGTATCGCATAGCGTGACTTCAGCCCGTAGCGTGCTGCGTCTGCCGCGTCGTCGCCGTCCATCTTCTCGATGTCCTCAATTCGCGCTTCATCGCGAACCAGGCTTGGCAGCGTCCGAATCAGCTCCGTACAATTCTCTGTGAGGATCCACTCGCCGGCGTCCAGCATCTGGTACATCAGCATCCAGCCGCCGATGCGATCGTCGTCCGCTGACACAGGCCGAGGCAGTCCCGCGGCCGCCAGCACATCTCCCATCTGCTCTGCGATGGACGCCTCATCCGTCCTCCGGGCATAGGCATCGGGAGAGAGATAAATCGCGTCGATCTTCTCGCGCGTCCCGGACGAGTCGCTGCGCGCGATAATTTCGCGTGCCAGCTCGCGAGGCGGCGTGCGGTGCGTCACATATTCGCGATAGGTGACGACCTGCGCCTTTGCTTCCGGTGTTTCCCCCTCGCCCTTCGCCCCAACCGAATAAGCCCCAGGTATCGCGGCATGCCAATACACCGCCGCCGGGTGTTCGAATCCCCAATCGAGAGAAATCCAGCGCGGCCACCAGTCCTTCCACTCGATCTGTTCAGGCCGTACGACGTGCCGCGAATGGTTGAACTTATCGAAATACTGCCCCGCGAATACTTCCCAATCCCCATCTAAAAATGCGCGCCTCAAATGCGTCGGCAGCGAACGCAGCGTCTTGATGTAATTCTCATCCGCCGCGTAGATCGGGTTGTCGTTCACCCGCGCGGAAATAAACTCATAATCTTCCGCCTGGTACTCATCCGCCGTTTCCATCCCGGGCGCGGCTTTTCGATCGATCCACAGCGACTTCACCCACACGTGCCCGATATTTCCGGGATTCGTTGCGCCCGCCATACAAGGAAATGCGCCCGCTACCGGGCAGCGATTACGGCTCGTCAGGAACTGCCACTGCCGCAGCGTAAAAAGCGTCAGCTCATCAATACCGATGAAGAGAAATTCGGCGCCCTGGTATTGGTAAACGTCATTTTCCGATTGGCAATACCCGAAGCGCGTCGTCGAACCGTTCCACCATTCGACCACATGTTTTGAATCCTGATAGCTCTTGTAGAGCTCGCGCGGAATATCCCGCCGGAAATACAGCAGCAGCGACTGTTCGAGCTCGGGAAACGTCCGGCGCAACAGCAACGTATTTGCGCCGGGGTGATCATGCGCCTGCATCACCGCTTCCATCAGCAACGCCTTCGATTT